CCTTCCTCGCCGCGGTGAAGGTACCGGTGTACGCCACCCGCAACGGCAATGACGTGGTGCCGGACATCCCGCTGGGCCTGACGCTGCCAGCCACGTTGACGCGTATCGGTCACGCATCGCTGCCCTTCGACAACATCCAAGACCACAGCATCGGGCGCGTGGTCGAGGCGCTGGCGGCATGAAACGGCAGATTCGCATGAAGCCGCTGGTGTGGGCGATTCGATGGGCGCTCTTATCCCAAAGTGCGATGAAGTGCCATGGCCAAGGGGCGTAAAACGGGCGGCGGTTCACGAGCCGGAAAGCCCAACAAGGCCACGGCGAATATCAAGGCCATCGCGCAGGAATACGGGCCGCAGGCCATTGCCGTTCTGGTTGAGATCGTCAATGACAAGGCAGCCCCGCATGCATCGCGTGTAGCCGCCGCGGACAAGCTGCTTGATCGTGGCTATGGCAAGGCGCGTCAAGACATAGACCTCGGCAGCCAAGGAGGCGAGGCGCACTCGCTGGCATTCTTCTATGCAACAAACGGTACTCGCCCGAGCGATTCAGCCGACGCTGAATCCAGCGCTTCGTGAGTTCTGGCTGACGCCCGCGCGCAACCGCATCCTGTATGGGGGGCGATCATCGTCCAAGTCATGGGATGCTGCGGGGTTCGCGATATTCCTCGCGCAGCAATGCAAGATTCGCGTGCTGTGCGCGCGCCAGTTTCAGAACCGCATTGAGGAATCGGTCTACACGCTGTTGATCATGCAGATCGACAGGTTCGGACTGCGCGATCAGTTCCAGATTCTGCAGAACAAGATCATCTGCCGCACCACTGGCAGCGAGTTCCTCTTCTACGGGTTATGGCGATCGATCGATGAGATCAAGTCGCTGGAAGACATCGACATCCTCTGGATCGAGGAAGCGCACAACCTGACGGAAGAGCAATGGAAGATTCTGGAGCCGACCATTCGCAAGGAAGGCTCGCAGGTCTGGATCATCTTCAATCCGAAACTCTCAACGGACTTCGTTTACAAGCGGTTCGTGGTCAATCCGCCACCAGATACGGTCAAGCGGCTGATCAACTATCCCGAAAACCCCTTCCTTTCGGCCACGATGCTTCGGATCATCGAGGCGGCCAAGGAAGAGGATTTCGAGGAATACCAGCACGTCTATCTGGGCGTGCCGAAGGAGAACGACGACGATTCGATCGTCAAGCGTTCCTGGTTGATGGCGGCCATCGATGCGCACAAGGCGCTTGGGTTCGAACCAACAGGCCGCAAGCGTCTCGGATTCGACGTGGCGGACAGTGGCGCGGACAAGTGCGCGAATGTCTATCACCATGGTCCCGTGGCATTGTGGGCCGATCAATGGAAGGCCGGTGAAGACGAACTGCTGCGAAGCTGCACGCGGACGTACAACGCCGCCATGCAGCGCGATGCCGAGATCATTTACGACTGCATCGGTGTGGGGGCAGCATCGGGCGCAAAGTTCGGTGAGTTGAACATCGATGATGCGAAGCAAGGGCGCCGCGTCCAGTACGAAAAGTTCAATGCCGGAGCGCAGGTATGGAAGCCCGACGCCGACTACCAGCGCGGCATCAAGAACAAGGACATGTTCGCGAACCTGAAGGCGCAGACGTGGTGGCGCGTAGCCGACAAGCTGCGCGACACCTATAACGCCGTGCGCCGGGGTGAATCGTTCGATCCGGGCGACTTGATCAGCCTTTCCAGCGAGATGCCATATCTGGACGCGCTGATCGATGAATTGAGCACGCCCAAGCGCGATTACGACAACGCGGGTCGTGTGAAGGTCGAAAGCAAGAAGGACTTGGCGAAGCGCGAGGTTCCTTCGCCGAACCTCGCCGATGCCTTCGTGATGTGTCACATGCCGTACACCGAACCCATGCGGATCAATCCCGCACTTCTAGGACATGCTTGATGGCGAAGCGCCGACAATCCAGAGCGTCGGCGCCGAAAGCCGAGCCGAAACCTGCGCTCAAAATCAGTTCGTCCGCTTTGGCCGCATGTGCTTCGGATAGCGCGCAGGGATACGAACTGAAACCCTACACGCCGCCAGCGGGGATCATCCCGAAGGAGCGCGAGCGGGAAGCGCTGGCAATGGACACGACGCCCTACGCCTACTGCCAAGGCGCAGGGCTTCGATGCGGGTTTCCGGGCTATCCGTTCCTTTCGGAGCTGGCGCAGCTTCCGGAATATCGAAAGATCGTCACGACCCTCGCGAGGGAGATGACGCGCAAGTGGATTCGCCTTCGCACGTCCGGGGACGACGACAAGAGCGAGCGCATCGAGCAACTGGAAAAGGCGACGCGCAAGTACAAGCTGCGCGACCTCTTCCGAAAGATGGCTGAGCACGACGGTTATTTCGGGCGCGGCCAGTTGTACATCGAGGTCAAGAAGCCGGGCGGCGAGACGGCGACGGATGATCCGGGCGAGTTGCAGACGCCGCTGATCATCGATCCGAAGAAGATCAAGCAGGATTCGCTGGCGGCCTTCAGGCCCGTGGAAGCGGTGTGGACGTATCCCGGCATCTACCAGTCCATCAATCCGCTGAAGAAGAACTTCTACAAGCCTGAAAGCTGGTACGTCATGGGAAACACCGTCCATGACTCGCGTCTGGTCACCTTCATCTCACGACCGGTACCGGACCTGTTGAAGGCCGCCTACAACTTCGGCGGCATTTCGATGTCGCAACTTGCCAAGCCGTACATTGATCACTGGCTGCGCACGCGGGACAGCATTTCTGATCTGGTGCACAGCTTTTCCACGTCCGGCATCAAGACGGACATGCAGAGCGTGTTGAACGGCGGCACGGGTACCGACCTCTTCAACCGCATCACCTTGTTCAACCAAATGCGCGACAACCGCGGCGCGCTGGTGCTGAACAAGGATTCGGAAGAGTTTTTCCAGTTCAACACGCCGTTGTCCGGACTCGATCACCTGCAGGCGCAGGCACAGGAACAGATGGCTTCAGTGTCATCGATTCCGCTTGTGATATTGCTGGGGATCACGCCCACGGGCCTGAACGCCAGCAGCGACGGCGAAATCCGCGTGTTCTATGACTACGTGCAATCGATGTGCGAATCCCTGTTCCGGGAACCACTCAAGAAAGCACTTGACATCATCCAGCTATCCGAATTCGGCGAGATCGATGAGACGATCGATTTCGAGTTCCTGCCGCTCTACCAGTTGAGCGAATTGGAACGCGCCACCGCAAGAAAGACGCAGGCCGACACGGATGCCGTGTACACCCAGATCGGTGCAGTAAGCGCCGATGAGGTACGCCAGCGCGAAGCATCGGACCTTGAGAGTCCTTACCACGGTTTGGACATGAACGATGAACCCGAGGATGAGGAAGAAGAGGGCGACCCGACTGAGCACGCCGACACCACGCGCGCTGCCCGCAGTTAGGCCCAACGCCGGGATCGAGGCGTGGTATCGCCGCAAGCTGGACGACAAGATCAAGGAGATGCAGCACTCCCTGGTCTATTGGCTGACGGCGGAATACCGCAAGGCCGGGTTTGCCGAAGATGCGGCGGACGGCAGCGGCGCCACGAAGCTGTTGCAGGCATCGCTGCGCAAGCAGTCGCACCGCTGGCAGTGGGCGTTCAACCGGTATGCCGATTGGCTCGGCAAGAAGCTGGCAAGCCGCGTGTTGACGAATGCGGATGCCTCGCTGGCGTCGGCGGTGAAGGCGCAAGGATTCGCCGTGAACTTCACGATGACCGCGGACATGAGCAACGCCTATCAGGCCGTGATCGGCGAGAACGTGGGCCTGATCAAGTCGATTGCTTCGGAGCATTTGACCGAAGTGGAAGGGCTTGTAATGCGCTCTGTGGCGCGTGGACGCGATCTCGGGACGCTCACCAAGGACTTGCAGGCGCGTTACGGCATCACGCGCAGACGCGCGGCGTTGATTGCAAGAACGCAGAATAATCAGGCTACGGCCGTGATGACTGCCGCGCGACAAAAGAACTTGGGTATTACTGAAGGAATCTGGAGACATTCCCATGCTGGGAAAGTGCCAAGGCCATCACACCTGAAAGCGGATGGTGAGCGGTTCGAGATCGCGAAGGGTATGTATCTGGACGGGAAATGGACGCTCCCAGGAACCGAAATAAATTGCAGGTGCACGTGGTTGCCAGTCATCCCCGGATTCGATAATTGATACAATTGCAGAGCACGGGATAGGAGGCATCCGACAAGCCAGTACCTAGCTGGTTTCCCGCGCACAATATCTAGGACTACTTTAGGGGTAGTCATGAAAGTAAAGCATTGCAAGAAGTGTAAAAGCGACAAGCCCGTTAGCGCATTCGGTAAGTGCTCTCGACATAAAGATGGATTGCAACATGATTGCAAGGAATGCAATCGCAAATATTACAAGGAATACCGGGAACGACATCCCGGCGACAATGCGCGAAGATCTGCGAAATGGCGCGCTAAAAATATGGAAGTTGCCCGCGCCAGAGTTGCAGCATTCAACGAAGCAAATCCAGAAAAGATGTCAGCCTACACTTCTACATATAGGAAACGACATCCTGACCGGAGAAAGGCAAGCTGCGAAGCCTACCGGATGAAGAATGTCGAAAAAGAGAGGCAATACCGACGGGAATGGTGCGAAAAAAACAAGCCGCGCCTATGTGCTAAATCAGCAGCCAGGCGAGCATATAAGTTGCGAGCCACACCATCATGGTCTGAGCGCGATGAGATTCTTGATCTATACGAGAGCGCAAGGCGACTATCACTGGCAACTGGTATTGAGTATCACGTAGACCATATCGTGCCTTTGAAATCAGATGTTGTTTGTGGCCTTCATTGCATGGCGAACCTTCAAATACTTGAAGGTAAAAAGAATCTTTCAAAGAACAATCGTCATTGGCCTCAAATGCCAATGATGGCGACTTAACAAAAAGCATCACGCACCAGAACCCGCTCCGGCGGGTTTTTTATTGGACGAATGACATGCCACTGAAAAAAGGTTCAAGCGAAAAGGTGATGTCGGCGAACATCGCCGAGCTTGTGCGCGCGGGCCATCCGCAACAACAAGCGGAAGCCATTGCCTACCGCGTCGCGGGCAAGGATTCATCGTCCATCGCGCGCCCTGCCTACGCCGCCGACATGTCCGAAGAGGAATGGGGATCGCTGCTCGATCTCTTCGGCAAGTGGGTGGACGAAGAAAAGGACGAACCGGAACACGCGGCCGACGAGCGCATGGCCTGCGATCTCATGTCTGTGCGCACGATGGACGTGGACGGCCGGATGCATGTCGCGCTGACGCCGATCAGCAAGGCCAACGTATGCCCCTACTATGGGCGCGAGATTCCGGGCGCGGAGCGGTTGGGCCTCGATCCCGAGCGCGTGTATCAGTTGCTTCGCCATCCCGACGAATTGGCCGCTGCGGCGCCCACGTTCAACGGCATCCAGTTGCTGCGGCGTCACATCGCGGTGAACGCGGATGATACGCAGAAAATGGATGTGGTCGGTTGCCTTGGCAATGACGCGGTGTTCGAGCCGCCCTACCTCAAGAATTCGCTGACCGTCTGGGATTCCGGCGCCATTGCCGGGATCGAAACAGGCGAGCAGCGCGAACTGTCGTCGTCGTATCGCTACGTCGCCGACATGACCCCCGGTGAATACGAAGGTGCCGCCTACGACGGCATCATGCGGAACATCGTGGGGAATCACGTTGCCCTCGTCGAAGAGGGGCGTGCTGGTGCTGACGTACTTGTCAGTGATTCCAAACCCACGGAGTTCACCACCATGAAAAAGAGCAACAGGGCCATCGCCATGCGCGTGGCTGCTGGCGCTTACCTGCGGCCCCTGTTGGCTCAGGACAGCGCCCCGCTTCCGCAACTGAAGGACATCGTGAAGGGCAACAAGAGGCCCGAAGTTCTCGCGATGGACATCAAGGGCACGTTCAAGGATGTGCCTGTCGATGTCACCAAGCTCGCCAACGTCCTGAAACTCGCCGCCGACGAGGCGGAAGAGGACAAGGCCGAAGACGAGGACGAAACCGAAGAGGAAAGGGCCGAGCGCGAAAAGAAGGAAAAGGAGGCCAAGGATAAGGCCCGAGATCGCGCGAAAGACAAGGCGAAGGACAAAGCCAAGGACAAGGCGCGCGACAAGGCCAAGGATGAAGATGACGACGAAGACGACGATCAGGCCGACGACGAAGCGGACGAAGATGACGACAAGGAAGACCGCAAGGCTTCCGACGCCGCGCTCGTCGCCCGCGCCCGCCGCGAAGCCATGAAGGATTTCCAGTCGCTTCAGAACGCGCGCGAAGCCGTCCGCCCGCTGGTGGGAGAGATCGCCATGGACAGTGCTGATGCGGTATATCGCTACGCGCTCGAAACCATCGGCATCGACACCAAGGACGTTCACCCGTCCGCCTACCCGGCCATGGTGCAGCTTGCCAAGGACCGCAAACCGTCACGCGTGGCGATGGACTCGGCGCAAGCCGGCCCATCCTTCGCGGAACGCTTCCCCACTGCCTTGAAGAGGGCCTGATCATGGGTTTCCAATCGGTTGTGAATCAATATCCGGCGCCGGCCGTCGC